TTTTTCAACAAATTGAAATAACACTAATGTATTACCTTTCATGTCTTTTACTAGATTGTTTATAAACTTGTTTCTTGTCTCATTTCTAACTATCCAATCCATTTCTTCTTGATAGTTCATTTTACTCACTAACTTTCTTTCATTATCTGAGTAAGCTAATACTAAACATTTGATTTTCAGATTAGCTAATGTACCTTCAGCCATGAGTTCAGCTGATGTTGTTACAAAGTAAGCAGGTCCAAACATACCTTCTAATTGTAACTTATGTGTCTTTGTTTCTTGTAATGTACCCGTTGTACCTATCTTATACTTCACTTCTGTAAGTGATTCCATAATCTTTGATAGAGACTTAGCAGCGAATAGATGAGCTTCATCTCCGATTACCATACCAAATTCATTACCAAAATCTTTTGGCATTCTCATCATTGACTGCCATGTAGTAACAACGATCGGTGCATCAGCACCTTTGTCACCACCATATATTTTAGCTATGTCACCTTTGAATCCATAGTCTTGAAAGTCTTTAGTCATTTGTTCTACTAAAGATGTCGTTGGTACTATCACTAGAGCCTTTTTGTTTTTCTTAAGAAAATTATATCGAATGAGACTGTATATCATCAACGACTTACCTGAAGCTGTCGGAGATACTAGTATACATTTTTGATTATGAGCAGCGTAAGCTACAGCTTCTTTTTGATAATCTCTGAGTTGAAATGGTATATCTTTTACGATTTCTTCGAATCGTTCTATTGTAAATATGTCTGTATCTTTCTCATAACCTTCAATAGAATAGTTTCTTTCATCACAAAATTCTTTGAGATAATCGTACAATCCTAAGTAGATTTGATTTGTATTAAGATTGAATAAACGAATGTATCCATCCCAAAATCTTTTTCTTACAGCTGGTATAAACTCAGCACCAGGTACTTTGAACTTAAAAAACTCTGAGAGTTCTTTTCGGATTGAGTCTTCTGCTGATACTGTTAGATATACTTCGTCTGATTTGGCTACTATGAGCCTGCCATGAACTTCCGCCATTCTATAATATTCTTTATTGTTTGATGTCTCCAAGTAATTTGTGAGACAATATCTGTTAACACTTCAACTGTTATTCTGAGATATTCAAGTTTATCATTTAAATCTTGTATATCTTTATCAGCACCAGTAAATTTATCGTAATCAGATTTGAGAACTGTCAACCCGTCAAACGGATCATAATCCCAATTCTTTTCTTCGATTTTATCTCTGGTCATTTTACCACCATACCATAACCATTTATCTTTATTGAGTTCTTTCATTTGTCTTTCATAACGAATGACAGCGAGTTTCTTCTCTGATAATAGTTCAGCGTATTTGGCGTGTAGTTTTGGTACTTCTAGTGAAGAAGCGTCAAGTTCGATATCATCTATCTTACAATCACTTTTCCACATCTCTTGGATTTCTTTTAAATTCATAATGTATATAATATATAGTGTACTTTTTAAGTACTAGTTTTTACTGTAAATAAAGTAAATTTCAATGTTAGATCACAAACAGCATATTCGACACCTTGAGCATCAGTTTGGAAATCAATACTTCCAAGACTTACAGGAAAACAATCAGTAAACATGAACTCTAAATTCGCGTTATTAGCTGATGTATTAACAATAACAGTAGCGTCTGAATACATATTTTCAAAACTAGCGTTACTGAATTTACCTGTAGATGTTTTCTTAGCATCTACTAAATTGATGAAATCTTGTGTATTATTTCCTGGTCCTAATGCCATGATCCAATTAAAGATTTCTTGATAGTTTGTCATATCTTCATCAACAACAAACTTAACTGTCAATGGATCGAATGTAATCTTATCACCTGGTAAAGCTGACTGAATAGCTAAAGTAGTTTCATGTATAGCTTCACTCATAGTAACACTTGGTAATGTTACACCTGTACAAAAATATCTAGTCTTAGGTAATTTATTAATCGCTAGATCAAAATTTACAGGACTTAAATAGTTTAAGTTTGTCGGTTGATTACTTGTCCAATTAGCTTTAGCCATATTAGTTCTTTATTCCGAATACATAGTTTTCAGCCGCGTTCTCAGCGTAGAGTTCATTGTGTCCTGGGATTAATTCGTCTTTCTGCCAGACCAGATTTTCCCACATTCTGATACCCCATACACCATCTAATTTACCGACTTCCGCTTTTCTGTTTTCATGTCTGAATTCGTGATACATCTCATCAAACTCAATCATTCCACCATTATTCATTTTATACTCCTTAATGTATTCTTCTTCAATACCATACCAGTTCCATCTACCGTCAGGTGTTGAAGATTCTTTATTGTTCATGTATATATTTATAACACTTGAAAGATGCATAAGCAAAAAAAGACCCTCTAATGAGGGTCTTTGAAATCGAATCGAAATTTGATTTAGGTCTTACTCGTTCTTATAGAAGGTTTAATACTTCGAATGATCTGTAGTAAGAGTTAGTAGAAGTTGCTGCCAAGCCAGAAGCCGGAGTAGAACCTACGAATGGGTTTGAAACCATACCGTATCGTGTTTTGAATCCGATTTTTGGTTGGAAAGTATCTTCACCAACAGCACGAACCATCTGCAATGGAACATAAGGACAATAGAATACACCAGCGTCAAAAGGATTAGTTCCTCTATAACCGACTGTACAATATCCTTCACCAGCAGTTACGCCTGTAGGTCTTGTAGACACACTTGCGTAATATGGATCGATATACACTTTTAGGCTTCCGTTAAGAACACCAGCAAAAGTGTTACCAGTATCATCAACATTTAAGTTTGTTGATAAAGCTGGAGTGTAATCTAATACACCAGCCATTGCTAGAGCAGAAGCTACATCAGACGAACAAAGAATAAAGTTACCTTTACCTCTTCGTGTTTGTCTTGCAATAACATTTGCGTTTCTTTCAATGTGGTACATAAGACCTTTGAATTTCTCAACTGACCATCTTCCTGAAGAATCTGTATCTAAGTTGAATTGACCGTCAACAGCTGTTCCTGTTAGGTTTGCTTCTGAAGCAACACCTTCGATTTTAGCTTGGTCATTAACAGTTCTAACAACTTCTCTGTTGATTTCCGCGAGGATTTCACCAGATAGAATGTTAGCTAATTCTGTTTCTGCATCTAAGCCATGAATAGCTTTAAGGTCTTGTGCGAGTTCGATTGTGTACTCAGCTTTTAGCGCTCTGCTTTTAGCTGTAACTGTAGCTTTTTCAATCGTGAACGACATCTCTGGGATTGTAGAATCAATCTCAGCAGTTGCTGTTGCAACTCCTGTACCAGTTGTGTAACCAGTTTGGATAGCTGTGTTAGCTGAACCAGATGCAAATGGATCTGTTCCTGCGTGTGTACCTGTACCAGCGAAGTCTGTATCAGCTTCGTTGAACATGGCTTCTGTTCTATCTATAGCAGTAGTACTGTCAACATATCTAGCTTTCATAGCAAAGATAAGTCCAGTAGGTCCTGTCATAGGTTGAACACCACAGATATCGTAGGCTACCAAGTTTGGCATTGCTCTACGAACTAGAGATATAAGAATTGGATCCCAGTTAGCAGCAGTTGCTGTAACACCACCAGGTGCTCCAGCTACAGTACCAGTACCAGCTCCAAGGGCCTCATTCATGGCTCCTCTTTCTTCTTGTATCGCTCTTTCTTGGTTTTCAAGAATAACGGATGTTACAGCTCTTTTGTAGCTATCTTCAATCTTAGGAAGATCAGCATGCTCAAGGACTGGTGCCCATTTTTCTTGTAAGTTTTCTGACATAAACATTGTTTATAGTCTCCTTATTTAAGTTTACTTGTCTAACGAAGCAAACTTGGTTAAAGCCGCAGTATATTGTGCCATGCCTTCATTAACTGGTTGAGCTACATCGCCCGCTCCAGAAAAATCTGCATCTTCACTAACTACAGCGCTATCGTCTGAGACAGCTTCAACTTTACCAGTTCCGAAATATGATTCTTTAAGAGTAGAAACTTTCTCTACGAATGTTTCTTGGTCTTCGAAATCTACATCTTCTGCTAGTTGTTTTAGCTTCTCAATTTGTGTATCAGCGAGGTCTTTAGACGCTTCGTTGATAATTTTTTCTCTTTGAAGTTCTTCGATATCTTGTTGAGCTGTGATGTTGTTAGCAACTTCTTCGTTCAACTTATCTTCCATCTCATCAAGTCTGTTTGCTAGTTCTTCAACTACATCAAACTTGTCTTCTGGAACTTCAACATAATGTTCTTCAAACAGTTGTTTTAAACCACTAATGAAGTCTTCTGTCAATTCAGATTTTAATCCTCTTTCGATAGCTAACTCATTATCTTTTACCCAGCTTTCAGAAACATAGTTTAAGTAAGAATCAACTTTCTCTGTTAAATCATCTTTGATTTCTTCGATTTTTTGTGTTGTTTCTTCTTCTAACTTAGCTTCAGCTTCAGTCATTTGTTCTTTGACTTTAGCAGCTACGGCAGCTTCGAAAATAGTTTTAGCTTTCGCTTTGAAGTCTTCACTCAAGTCTTCATCAGCAACTAGTGCATTGATGTCGTCTGTCATGTCGATTTCAACTTCTTCTTTTTTGACTTCTTCGTCTTCTTCTTCATCATCCATATCGTCCATTTCTTTCTGATTTTTAGATGATTTAGCTTCTTCAACTGAATCGTCAGCATCTTCTTCTACTTCTTCTTTTTTAGTAAAGAGTTTAGTAATTTCAGATACTTCTAAATCTTTTAATGCTTCTACTACTTTTCTAATAGTAGCGTTACGCGTAAGTGACTCGGCTTTGCCGTCATCGCCATCTTCTTCTGACCATTTTTCTGCAACTTTTGAATACATAGCTTGTAGTTCTTCACCTGACATTTTCTTCATGTGATCTACAGCTGCTTTCATCATTTCAGCTTTAGTCATGTCGCCACCCATTTCTAAAACAGCTTCGTCTTCTGATTCTGTTTCTTCTTGGTTGACAGCTTTACCCTTTTCTACCTTTGTTTCACCATCTGAAACGACTTCCATAGAATCACCAGAAGGAGAAGCGTTAGTTTTTGGAGCTTCTTTAGTAGAATCTCCAGCAGCTTTAGCTAATTCTGATGCTTTCTTTTCAGCGTCTTTGTCTGATCCAACATCGGAAGGGCTCACATCAGCACCACCCTTAGGTAACTTTGCAGCTTCCTCGGACATTACTTCTGTTATTGTGTTTTCTAAACTTGACATTAGAATACTCCCTTTAAAAATATATTTTTAAACTTTAAATAGTATTTATATATTATAAATTTTTCAGAAAGTCATTAAATACATTTAATTTAACTTCCTGTAACTTTTGTGTTCTAGCTCTGGCTATTGAATGTTTATATTCTTCAATTTTCTGAGCCTTAATCACTCCATTATCCCAAATCCACTCAACACCTTCCATGACACCATCTACGAAAGCGTCTGGAGCTGACGGATCAGCGACTATATCAGCAGCGGTTGCCAACTGAAAATCTGATTGAACCATTTGAACTCCGCCCTTAGCGTTTGAAGCTTTTAATGATCCCATACCTCTACTAGAAACACCAAGTCTAGCACCATCATCAAGAAGGTTTTTGACTATGTTACCCATAGGAGTACTTAAAATTTTAGCTTTTCCAACGAAATTATTTCCGTCTTCATATAAATCTGTTATTAGATGAGATGTTCTCTCTAAATTAATTGTTGGTCCTTCAGGATGTCCTAATTCACCATAGGCTCTGTTATTATCAATATACTCTTTAGTATATCTCTTAACTTCTTTCTGCATTACCTCTTTTGGGTATACACGACCATTTTTGTTTTTAACTTCTGTCTGAAGCATAACACCTTCGATATAGGCGTTCTTTTTACCTGTCTTAGGGTCTTCTTCGACTAGATAATTTACATCATCGGACCATTGTTCTGATATTAATTTCATTTTTACCTCTTAAACTGTTGTGAGATCACCATAACGGGATCTACCTACAAATATCATACCGAAATCATTCAATTTTTTCATCCCACCTTTGACTTCAACTTCTTTTTTACTTATTTTATTAAATTTTAATTTATAATCTCTAGCCATTCTAGTCATAGCTTTCATAGTCTGAGAATCTATATCTTTTCCATCTCGTCTATGATAAATTTCAGCAGCTTCATCTAAATTTACAGGACCATCAACTTTCTCTACAACTTCTTTCCAGAAACTTACACCCTCGTCAATGTCTTCACCCATAAGTTTAACAAACTGTTCAGCTGACTTCTTAGCTGTAGCCATGTCTTTAAAGATACCAAGTTCTTCAAAATCTCTAGCTGACTTAGGTTTGACAAAAACACGAACTTTCTTAGAACCTTTCTTTTCAGCGTGATACGCGACTTCTGTTTTCTTAATTTTAGTAGAAGAAATATGATTCTTCTTATCTTGTTTATAAGTAACTTCGTCTAATTCTTTTCTAAGTTCGTTAAAAGTTTTCATTAGTCTTCTTCTGTTTTAGGTTCGTTATTCATCCAATCAAGTTGCATCTCAACTCGTTTTAAATCAATAGCATCTAGTTGTTTGTCTTGCATGATCGCCTTAAAAGACTCTCCAGCTTCAATGTTGTCACCATTAACAACTTGATCTACAAAATTTCTAGTTTTACTTTCCATTATATTCTCCTATTAAAATCCCATATCGTCTTCACCATCTTCTGAACCACCTTCATTTTCAATCTCTTTATCGATATCTTTAATCTCGGCTTCTGATTGTCTAAGAACATTTTTTCTTATCCAAGCTTCAGAATAATACTTACCAACGAATGCGTCTAAATCATTCAGCGTTGATACTCTTTCTCTTAGTATCTCAGCTTCTTTGAGTTCTACAAAATGACCATCTTTCTGAAAGTCATAACTTATGTACTCTTTTGACTTCTTCCAATCATCTTCTGATACTATTTTCTTAAGTATCAGTTGAGTTCTTAGAATGTCGTCAAATACCTTAGAGAATTTAACTCTAAGTCTATCAACGAATCGTGAAAACTTCACTTCATCTCTTGATATTTCAGTCGCTCTACCAATCGCGAATGAATTCTCTTGTTCTAATCTTGAAACAGGTACATTAAGAGACTTGTACAGTTTCTTTTGAAAATATAAAATATCTTCAATCTCACCTAGATTTTGACCACCTGGTAGTGTAGTAATCTCTGTGCCTTTTGCACCTTCTCTACGAGGTAACCAAAAATCTTCAAGCATAGACATATGTTTTCTGTCATCTCTAATCTCACCAGTAGAAGCGTCATAGACAAGTTTATTTCTATATCTTGCCA